AGCTCGCCGAGGATCGCGACCAGGTTGCGGATGAAGAAGTCGGCGTGGCTGTCCGAAACCGAGATCATCGCCTGCTCGCGGTCCCACAGGACCGCCCGGCGCCAGTCGCCGACCCAGGCGTTGCCCGCGGCCTGCGCCTCGCACTCGACGACCGGCAGGCCCCAGAGGCGCGGGGTGCCTTGCACCATCGGGCCGCCGAAGTAGTAGCGGGTCTCGTTGTCGACCGAGAGGTCGAAGGCCTCCCAGTCGGTCGGGTTCATCACGTACGCCGTCGGCGTCGCCCGGCCCACGGTCCGCACCAGCGTGCGGGCCTTGCGCGCCGTCACGATGATGCTGGTCGCGTAGGCCTGGTCCTGGGTGCCCGAGACGGCGTCGAGGCCCTGGAAGTTCTCGCCGGTCCCGTCGCCGTTGAGGATCTGGTCCTCCTCCTCCTCACGGAGCCCGTAGAGGAGGAACGAGTCCACCATCTGGCGGATCTGCGGGGCGTCCGCAGCCGCTCGACGGGTGATGGGGATGAGGTGGGCGATCGTTTCCACCGGGCTCGTCACCACAGCGACCGCCAGCGCCGACTCAGGCTTCACACCGTGGGCGGCGGTGTAGGCACCGACGGCCACGTTGTTGAGGCCCGGCGTGGCCGAGGTGGTGGCCTCGGGCACGGTCGCGGCGTTGTTGGTCTTCGAGGTCACGGTGACATATTCGAAGGTGTCCGAGTTGATGTTGATGTTGGTGCAGAGGTCCCGGACGGTGAGCTCACGCTGGCCAACGAGGTCCACGACTTGGCCCAGCAGCTGGTTCTGGACGAACGCACCACCGGAGGTGGCCGACACGCCAGTCACGAGGACCTTGCGGTCCTGGTACAGCGAGCCGGTCTGCTGGAGGGCGTACTGCCCGAACCCCTTGCGGAGCAGGCCGTCGGGGGCCTTGAACCGGGAGACGAGCTCCTCGTAGGCGGGGGACTTCATGATGGCCTCGCCCACGGTCATGCCAGCGGGGTTGACGATGCCGGTCTTGGAGTCCACCTCGCCGGGCTTGGGGCCCTTGGTGTCGGCGGGAACGTGGGCATCCTCACCCAGCAGAGCGCTGGCGAGGTCCACGGAGCCGTTGGCGGTGGCGTTGGCCTTGACCTGCTCGGTGAGACGAGTCACCTCAGCGGTCATGTTGTTGAGCTTCTCGACGTCCTCGGCCGAGGCGCCCTCGGGCTTCTCGTCGAGGGACGACGCGAACTCGCGGAGTTCGGGAACGAGCGTCTCCAGACGCTCGCGAGTCGTGGGAGGCACGGTGGCTCTCTCCTTCTTGGAAGTGGATGGGGGGGTCAGCGCAGAAGCGCCAGGAGTGCCTCAGCCTCAGTGGCCTTGGCATGAGCCAGCGGCCCAACGAGCCTCGGGGGTGCCTCTTCGGAGGGAGCCTCGAGGGTGGAAGGGATGTCGCTGGAGGTCTTGGTGGGGTCCTCGTCCGGTCGGCCGGCGCACTTGGGGCAGGCGGCGAACGCCTCAGCCTTGGCGGCGAGGATGTCGGCCTCACGGTTGGAGGGGATGGGCACGATGGCCGCGTTCAGCAGCTCGGCCCGGGTGATATGGGGGATGCCGTCCTTCTCATCCCGCTCGGCGTCACGGAAGGCCACGGACATCTTGCGGATGTGGCCCTCCTGCACGAGCGTCCGCACCTCCTGAGCGCGGGGCAGGGAGGAGAACGTGCCACGGAACATGAGCAGGTCGCCGTCGTAGAAGGGGACCCCGCTACCGACGGTGGTCCCGACACTCATGCCGTGATCCACATCAATGGTGATGTGGTCCGGCAGCGGCTCGAACGCCTTGGGGTCGATCACTTCGCCGTCGCGGTCCACCGTGGGAGCCGACAGGACCGCCTCGAACTCGCCGGGCCCGTCGTCCTTGGTGTCCACGGTCTTGAGCAGCACGTCGACTGCGCCGTAGCCCTTAGCTTCCATCTTGCAGCTCCTTGTGGCGGGCCTCGAGAGCGAGGAGGTGGCGCCGGCCGATGGCGTCGTTGGCGAGGGCAGCCAGTCGTTCGGCCAGTGCGTCCTGTGCGGGGGGCGGCTGGTCGGCCTGGTCGATGGGGACCATCGTGGAGTTGACGAACAGCCGGTCCGCGCCGTCGGCTTCCGGCAGGTTCTCCAGCTGCCGAACCTCGGAAGGCTTCATCCAGCCCGAGTTGACGGCCTTCTGGTACGCCTCGGACCGCTGCTCGAACGCTCCCCGGAGAACCTCGTCCATGAGGAACTCGGCGTACACCGTGTCCGCGAAGTCCGGCTCCCGGTCCTCCCCGAACCTGCCGTCCCGGAGCTCCATCTCAAGGGTGCTCTCCAGCATCTTGAGGTGGGGGGCCATCGTGTCCCGGTACATGGACCGCATCTGCTCGGTGATGTTCGAGAACGTGGCCCGGTCGAGGATGTGGACGACCGGAGGGGGCACGTCGTAGGCGGCGCAGCACTCCTCACGGTTCAGCCGGCGGGATTCGACGTACTCCAGGTCCCGTGAGTTGAACGAGAGAGGCTGGGCCTCCATCCCCTCCTCCAGCACCACCGCCTTGGCGAAGTTGCTGGCACCGCCGTGGACGCTCTCCCACGAGGACCGGAGCCGGGTCGCGGCGTCGGGGGACAGCTTCATCGGGTGCTTCAGGGCCACCGAGGGCCGGGCACCGTTTCGCCACAGCGCGCTGTTCGCTGCTCGTGAGCCGTCCTCGTTCTCCAGCGTGGACCGAAGCGGCTCGAGCGGGGAGAGGTCTTGGTAGTAGCGGAAGATCACCAGGTCCCGCCGGGCGATGTTCTCCACCTTCCGGCCCGACGTCAGGGTGACGGTGTACGTCTCCTGGTTGTCGTCCCGGTTGTCCTTCGTGACCATCGTGGGGTGGAAGGGGACGAGCTCGACCGGACGGCCGATGCGGTCCCGCACCTTCCCCAAGTAGGTGATGCCATGAATGTCCACCGTGGAGGACACCCACAGCCAGAAGGAGTAGCTGTCCAGCTTGGACGAGGGCCGGCGCAGAAGCAGCGCGTACGGTGACTTGCGCGCTTCTGGCCGACCTCGTTCCGCCCGCTGGTACACCTTGAGCGGAAGCCGGGCAGTGGCCCGGGCCCGCTTGTTAACAAGCGTGTAGACCCACAGCTGGCGCTGATAGAGCGCCTCGTAGCTCATCCACCGAAGGGCCGGGGTGATGCCGGGCTGGGGGACTCCGTTCCAGTCGAGGGGTCCGAAGTAGCGGTAACCCGGAGGGACGTCTACCGGGTCCTTGGTGAAGACGCCGCCACTCTTGAACACTGGCGGCTCCTAAGGAGTACGTCTAACCTGCGGACATGGTGTCGGCAGGCGGCGTGAGCAGTTGGGGCCCCCTACGTGCCGACGGGCTGTACGTCTGGCACACCACCCGAGACGACGGTGAGCAGGCGTCCTTCATGGCGCCTCGGGACGAGGACTGGACTGTCCTCTTCCACCTCGCCAACCGGGTCTGGGAAGGCCAGGACGAGGATGACAGCCTCGTTTACGAGGATCTCGTCGGTTAGGGAAGCTGGACGTAGGCGACGTTCTCCCACCGGAGGACGACTTCGCCGTCCACGACGACCGCGGGTGGGTGGGGAGGCTCCCCCAGAGCCTCCACGTTGCGTAGGACGAGCGATTGCCGGTCGTACTCGTAGAGCACCCCGGAGAACGTGGCCCCGGACGTGGTGGTGACGACTGCCTGGCGGCGCTTGCGGCTACGGAGCACCCGCTCGTGGAGGACGTAGAGGGCCACCAGAGCGGCGAGGACGGCAACCACTCCGACGGCTAGGGCAGTCACGATTCTCCGTCTACTAAGTGTTGACTACTGAGCGCGCATCGTCTACTATGTGGACGTGCGAGAGAACCGGAACCAGAGAGACGAGGACCTGGCTTGGGCGTCGGCCCACCAGAACGCAGTGGACGAACTGTTCCCTGGCGTTGAAGTCCTGACCGTAGAGCAGGATGCGATTTGCATCGCACGAGCCAACGAGGAAATCGCATGGAGCTGACCGAGGCAGAGGAGTACGAGGCATACGCCTTGGACGAGCTGGAAGGGGCCACCTTCTGCTCTCTGTGCGACGGCATGGGCCACACCGCCGAAGCTCACGAAGGGTGGGACGAGGAGTGACTATCCGTGTACATGGCCACCGGCTCACCATCGAGGGTGGCGAGGGCGGCCACCTCGGTACCTGCCCCTGTGGCTGGGCTGAAGGTGGCTCGACTTACGCCATCGTCCGAGACGAGTACCGGCATCACCTTCGGGCTAAGCGCCGTGAACAGGACACCCTCATCGCCAAGCTGTGCCAGTCATGACCGACGAGCTTCGCCTCTGCGGCGAACAACTGGCCAAGTGGACCGCCCGGTGCAAAGTGTGTGGACAGGCCGTTGAGCCTGCTCGCCTCCTCGGTGGAGGCACCGGCATCGTCCATGTCCATCCCGCCAACCACCAGGCCATCTAATGACCAAGGAAACCGACGGCGAAGCCGCGATGCGATTCGCCCGCCAGTACCAGGCCCGAGTCATCGACGCCCGCGAGATGCGAAACTCGTTCATCCGTACCGCCCACAAGGAGGGGATGACGCTGCGGGCCATCGCTGAGGCTGTGGGCCTGTCCCCGGCTGGTGTGGCGAAGATTGTCGCCAAGGGCGTCTAGAGGACGACGGGCTCCCGGCTCTCATAGATGCTGGTCTGTGTGTCCACCCACTCGAGGTAGACGCTGATAGCCATCGCCAGGGAGGAGATGCCGTCAATCCGCTTCCCCGAGGCTCCACGGTCGGGCTTGACGATCTTGATCTTCTCCTGGTCGTCCTGACGGACCTCCACGGAGTCGGCGTTCCATCTAGCCACGGGGTTGCCGCCGTGGTTCAGCCGTTGGGCCTTGACCAACCGCATGAGCTCTTGCAGCCCGGCGGTGAGGCCGAACCCCTGGGGCACCTGCTGGATGTCCATGTCCAACTGCTGCATGAACTGGGCCGTGCCGACGGCGAGGGCCTTGTCGTAGCCGGCCTTGACGATGCCGTAGTCCGAACGGTCCTTGTCGATTTGGCGCTGGATGAGGGCCAGGTCGATCCAGTCGCCCTCTGTGGCCTCCAAGAGCCCCTGACGGGCCCACACCGCCGCCTGACCGCCGGTCTTCTGGCTCAGGAAGGGGATTTGGGCTTCGGGGGTCCAGAACCGCCAGAGGACGTCGAACCGCTCGCCGTCGTCGGAGGGGAACAGGAGGGCCCAGGATGCAAGGTCTGTGGTGGAAGCAAGGTCCAGCCCGGCGAAGCAGGGACGCCCCCGGAGACTCTCGGGAACCACGAGCCCTCCACATGCATCCCAGAGGTGCAGGGGCATCCATCGGGTGGTCTGCTGGACGTGCTGGTTGAGTCGGAACTGCCGGAAGGCGTTCTCTTTGGTGGGGTCATTCTTGGCCTCGAGCGCCTCGTCTCGCAGGGCTTGGATGCTGAGGAAGTCGCCTAGGGCGGGGTTGGCGAGATACCACTTCTCCTCGTCCCACGGGTCGGCGTCCTTGGGGACGTTCCGGATGTAGGTGAAGACGTGAGGCTCCCGAGAAGGGTCCTCAGCGTTCCGCACCATGTGCTCATGCATCTGAGCGCAGAAAGAGGCAGGGTCGTCGGTCGCGGTAGTACAACCGACCATGAGCGGCTGAGTCCTGGCCCCCATTGCAGTACGTAGAGCGTGCCAGAGCCGCCCGTCGGGCTGAGTGAGCACCTCATCAATGACCACCCCGTGAGGGTTGTGGCCGAGCTCCCCGGCGGCGTCGGAGGTGATGACCTGGTAGTAGCTCGCGGTTCCGTCGGGCCGGGGGTCGAAGAGCCTTCTGGAGTGGGCCCGGAAGTCGAGGACGTCGCTGAGGAGGGGGGAGAGCTGGACCATCCGTTGAGCGACCTCGAAGACCTTGCCGGCCTGCGCGGTGTCCTTCGCTGCTCCATAGATCTCCGCCGATTCCTCGTCGTCACCGATGAGCAGGTACAG